CTGCAATGTGACAAAGAGTCGCCAAGATACGCTCTAATATGTCCGACGTATTCACAGGCCAAACGCGTCGCATGGGACTACTTAGTCAAGTTTACGGAACCGTTAAATACTGCCGCCAACATCTCTGAGCTCAAGGTAGACTTCTTTGGACGACGAATCCAACTATACGGGTCGGATAACCCTGACAGTCTTAGGGGCCAGTATTTTGACGGCGTTATTCTGGATGAGATCGGTGATCAAAACCCGAAGATATGGAATGAGATTGTTCGCCCTGCTCTCGCTGACCGTCTTGGCTGGGCGCTGTTTTTAGGAACACCCAAAGGTGCAAACCACTTCAAAGACTTCCGAGACAGAGCAGAGCAAGAACCCGGGTGGAAACTACTTGAGTTCAAGGCTTCGGAGACGGGCATACTTTCAGAAGATGAACTCGCCGCTGCCAAGAAGGAAATGGGCGACGCTAAGTACGCCCAAGAATTCGAGTGCAATTTTGATTCTCCGGTTGAGGGAGCGTTCTACGCACAGCAAATCGTGGAACTCGCTCCTGAAAGATTTCAAGACTTTGCCCGAGACGATCTCCTTAAAACCTATACGGCGTGGGATCTGGGTGTTGGTGATTCGACGGCGATCTTCGTTGCACAAACGATGGGTAAAGAGGTCAGGATCATCGACTACGTTGAGAACCACGGGCAAGGTCTAGTCTGGTATGTAAACTGGATCAAGGAAAACAGATACCACACCGCAGAACACATCCTGCCGCACGACGTAGAGGTTAGAGAACTAGGAACAGGCAAGAGCCGCAAAGAGATACTGCAAGAACTAGGACTGTCCGTCACCGTCTGCCCAAGGCTCGGTGTGGATGATGGAATCCAAGCCGTCAGGAGACTCCTGCCGAACTGCTGGTTCCACCCCAAAGCAAAGCAAGGATTAGACTGTCTGCGAAACTACCGCAGGGAGTATGACGAGAAACGCCAAGTCTTTTATGACAAGCCACTCCATGACTATACGTCTCACGCGGCAGATGCCTTCCGGTATCTCGCGGTCGGGATGAACCAGACGAGCAACTGGAGTAAGCCGATCAACCCGAATGTAAAATGGATTGTGTAAATGAATGAAGAAACCCTAAAAGGCATACTCGATAACGAAATCGACAATGCCATTGGCTATCTTGAGACCGAGACAACAGAGTCCCGCCGCAAAGCCATTCAGTATTACAACGGCGAAGAGTATGGCAACGAGGTAGACGGTCGTTCGCGCATCGTCACCCGTGAGGTCGCAGAAGCGGTGGACGGTGCTATGCCCGCGCTCATGCGGGTGTTTACGTCCTCGGACGAGACCGTGGTGTTTGAACCCAACGGCCCGGGAGACGAAGAAAAAGCCCGGCAAGCTACCGAGTATTGCAACTGGGTCTTTATGCGGGATAACCCGGGTATCTCCATCCTGCACACTTGGATCAAAGACGCCCTGCTATCTAAGGTCGGCACGGTCAAGGTTTACTGGCAAGACGAGACAGAGGTAAATACCGAGTCTTACGAGAACCTGCTCTCAGACGAACTGGCCCTGCTTTTGCAAGACGAGTCAATGGAAGTCGTCAGCCAGCAAGAGCGTCCGATTGCCAAGAGCATTGACCCCATGACAGGCCAAGAGATAGACGTCATGGCCTACGATGTCAAGGTTCGCAAGACCGACAAAAAAGGTCGTGTAAAGATCGAGAACGTCCCGCCCGAAGAGTTCATTGTCAGCAAGAAAACCATTGAGTTGACGGACACCCCGTTCTGCGCCCACCGCCGCCTAGTCACCCGATCAGAGCTCGTGGCTATGGGGTTTGATAAGGACGAAATCGACCAACTCCCGACCTACGAAGATCTAACCTACACACCGGAGCGTGTTGCCCGCTACTCCAACGGTGAGCAGCCGGATGATCCAAGTCTGGATATGTCCATGCAAGAGGTGGAGTGCTTTGAGGCTTTCATCCGCGTTGACTACGACGGAGACGGGATTGCCGAGTTGCGCCGCGTGTTCTACGCAGGTCAAAACATCTTGGAAAACGAAGAGATCGACTACCTGCCGTTTTGCTCTATCTGCCCGATTCCGCTTCCGCACAAGTTCTTCGGTCAGTCCTTGGCAGACCGGACGATGGATCTCCAGATCATCAAGTCCACCCTGACCCGTCAGATTTTGGACAATATGTACCTGACCAACAACGCTCGGGTCGTTGCCGTAGACGGACAGGTAAACTTAGACGATTTGCTTACCGTTACTCCGGGTGGGGTTGTACGAGTTAAGAACCCTGCCGCGGTCCAACAGTTGCCAGTTCAAGCAGTCGCAGGACAGTCCTTCCCGATGCTTGAGTATATGGACAACATCCAAGCCAAGCGCACGGGTGTCAACGATGCTTCTCAGGGACTAGACCCCAACATCCTGCAAAACACCACAGCCGCCGCTATTGCAGCCATGCAAAACGCCGCTGGCTCAAAGATGGAACTGATCGCCCGTATCTTTGCCGAGACAGGGATCAAAGACCTCTTCCGCAACATCCTGCACCTGCTGTGCAAGTATCAGGACAAGTCCCGTGTAATCCGTCTGCGCGGCAAGTACGTCGCCGTAGACCCCCGCGAGTGGGATACCGAGTACGACATCACGGTCAACGTAGGTCTGGGAACCGGAAACCGCCAAGAACAGATGGCAATGCTTGGCATGGTGCTTCAGAAGCAGGAGCAAATCATCCAGCAGTACGGTCCCGCCAACCCCTTGGTTTCCGTTGGTCAGTACCGTGCAACCCTAGGACGGTTTATCGAAGCCGCAGGGTTTAAGGACTCAAGTAGGTTCTTTAACGAAATCACCCCCGAGATGGATGCCGCACTATCGCAACCGCAACCACAGGGACAGCAGGTCGATCCGATGGTCCAAGCGGTCATGGCTCAGACCCAAGCACAGATCCAAGCAATGATGGCTAAGGCTGAAGCTGACATCCAAGTCAAACGGGACAAGGCTATGGCAGACATTGCCATTGCTCAAGAGAAAGCCGCCGCCGAGATCCAACTCAAGCGTCAGGAGCTCGCAGCACAAACCAGCATAGATGCCACCGCCGCTGGCATCCGCGCCGTAAGGGGATAACATGGCAACCGCATACGATTTAGTCTCAAGCGCCTACGAGAGCATTGGCCGTGGAGCGGGCGACGCAGAAGGTATAGCCTTTTGGACAAACGCCTTGGAGACCGGGCAGATGTCGCCCGTAGAGTTTCAACAAGCATTCCTCACAGCCGCCGCAGGTGTAACCGCACCCGAGTACCAAGCAGCCGCAGGTAGGGCTAGAGACATGATGAGTCTCGCGCACTCACTTCCAGCCGCCGCACCTGTGGATAACTCATCGTTTCTAACAGGGCAGTTCCAGACCCAACTTGGTCGTGAACCAACGGCAGACGAGATTGCCTACTACTCCAGCCAGATCAACTCTGGCCGCATTACACAACCGCAAATCACCCATGCCCTGAATCAGTCGTTGGAAGGGCAGAACTACGACACCCAATACCTAACCAGCGTCTACCGTCAGATGTTCGGTAGAAACCCCGATCAAGAAGGTTTCCAGTATTGGCTGTCTCAGGCACAAAACGACCCGCAAATGACCGGGGACGTAGTTCGGCAATGGATCGGAGCCGCCGCCCAAGGCATTGATCCGGTCAGATACGCAGACGTAATGCTCAAGCAAGAGCGAGCAATAGAGATGGCTTCCCTAGAGGCTGATCCATACGGAGGAAGGTACGCAACCACCTCGATCTACGAGCTCCCGACAGATGCGGTCAATGTCTCCCAGATCGGTGGCAGGAACGTACAGTTTGTCGCTCCCGTCACTCAAGAGCCTATTATCAGCCAGTTCAACCAAGGGCAATTTGCTTCACGGGCAGGGCTAGACGTTTTATCTGCTCCCGCCGTAAACGCCGCAGTCCAGCGAGCACTTGCCTCTGGGACGATGAACCAGACGGATTACAACAACCTTTATAACGACCTGCGGGATGCTCGGTCAATGGATCAGGTCTACGAGGCCCTTAACAGACCTAGAGCTCAAGTCGTTGTAGACGCCTTATATGGATTCCAAGCCGGGGAAGGCAAGACCTTAGAAGAGGCACAGACTGAGGCAGGTATCAGGACTCCGTATATACAACAATTCGGGTACTACCCGTCCAATATGGCCGTGGCAGACGTTCTCCAGAGGGCTGGGGTTGACTACGCTTTCGGCCCGGGAGCCTACGCCGGATATGACACGATGACGCGGCAAGCCAACGTGGTGACCCCGCAGAATCTAAACCAGCAAGTAGGCAGGTTGATTAACCAGATCTACGGTCAGGCAGATTTCGTGCCAACACCGATCACCCCGGGCTACTACTCTGAGCGCGGATTTGAACCCACATACACCCCGCTTGGAACAGCACCAACCTTCCGGTCAGGCGTGGCTGGCTATGTTCAGCCGTCCTTTACCCCAACAGGGTTTGAGTTTGGCGTCACCCCGGCAATGGTTCCAAACCCGCAACTAACCCCAGTAGCCACATTTATACCGGGACGGTTTGACCCCAACGCTACTGGTTACGATGCCCAAGGCAACCCGATATTTACCCCGCCTCCGGGTTCAGCCGTGGAGCCTGTTGATGGTGGTTGAAAACGCCGCGCTCAAGGCGCAAAACTTACTAAACAACGAGTTTTTTACGGATGTTGTAAAAATGCAACGAGAGTTGTATATTCGCAACATCTTAGATAGTAGTCCCGAACAAGGTGACGTCCGAGAATCGGCATACACCAAGATCAGGGCACTAGATGAATTTATCGCCACCCTTGAGTCAATGGCCAAACAGCCAGAGATAGAAAAGAAGCGATTCAAGATTTTTTAATTACTAGGAGTCACAGATGGAAGACAGCAACCCGCAAGGGACTGGCAAAACCGTAGACCAAGCAGCCGCAAGCATATTCGGGATGCTAGAACCCCAACAGCCAGAAGGCCAAGTTGAGGAACAAGCGCAAGAGGAACAATTCGAGGAATACGTCGAAGAGTCCGAAACCGAAGAAGTAGAGGCATCCGAGCAAACCGAAGAAGAGCAAGAGCCACCCCGCTACCGTGTCAAAGTTGACAACGAGGAAGTGGAGGTCACGCTTGATGAGCTTCTAAAAGGTTATTCTCGCACTTCGGACTACACCAAAAAGACGCAGACTCTAGCCGAACAACGCAAGGCCGTGGAAGCCGAGCGCAATCGGATAGAAGAAGCCGCCAAAGTTCGTGACCAGTATGCCCAAAGGCTTGCAATCGTGGAGCAGATGCTCACACAGCAGCCGGAGGAAAATCTCTCGGAACTGAAAGAAACCGACCCAATTGCCTACGCGGTAAAGGTCGCGGAGAAATCAGAACGAGACAAGCAGCTTGCCGCTATACGCCAAGAACGTATGACGATTGCAGCACGACAGCAAGCGGAACACCAAGATCGCCTTCGCGCACATCTTTCCTCGGAAGCCGAGAAGTTAAAAGCGGCCATTCCTGAGATGGCAGATGAAGCCAAGGGTGAGGTTATCCGTAAGGAGATCAAAGACTTTGCCAAATCCGTCGGGTTCTCAGACCAAGAACTCGCGCAGGTCTATGACCACCGTGCTGTGCTCACGCTCTACGAGGCGATGCAATGGCGCAAATTGCAACAGGGGAAGGTCCAGACCGCCAAAAAGGTTACGGAAGCCCCGAAAATGCTCAAGCCGGGCACGACTGGTAAACAGACGACGGCAGAGCAGGATGCAGTAAACAAGATGCGTTCCAAACTCGCCAAGACAGGCGACCGACGGGACGCTGCCCGATTATTTGAAAAATTTATCTAAGGAGTAAGAAATGGCTGTTCCCTCAAATACCTATATGCGGTACACCTCCGTCGGTGTCCGCGAAGACCTCTCCGATGTAATCTATGACATCAGCCCCACCGACACGCCGATCATGTCCTCGATTGGCAAAACCAAGGCTACTAACACGCTGCACGAGTGGCAGACCGACTCGCTCGCCGCCGCCTCAACAACAAATGCTTTAATTGAGGGCGACGATGCGGCTGCTGCTTCGATCTCCCCGACTGTTCGTCTGACCAACTTCACACAGATCGTTGGTAAGACCGTTCAGGTCTCCGGCACGCTGGAGGCAGTTGACAAGGCTGGCCGTAAGTCTGAGAAGGCTTATCAGCTTGCCAAGGCTTCTGCTGAACTGAAGCGCGACATCGAGTCCATCATTACCGCCAACCAAGCCAAGACCAACGGTCAGGCTACTACGACGGCTCGTAAGATGGGTGCTCTGCTGTCATGGATCACTAGCAACGTCTCTAAAGGTTCGGCTGGTACGAACCCGACGGGTGATGGTTCGGACGTTCGTTCCGACACCACAACCGTGACGTTCACGGAAGCCATGCTCCAGACCGTTGTTCAGGAAATCTTCAGCGAAGGTGGCACACCGAAGTTGCTGGTTGTTCCCCCGGGCCTGAAGGCTACCGTGTCTGGCTTTACTGGTATCGCCGCACAGCGTTATGTAACTGGCGCAGAGCCGACGACCATCGTCGCTGCCGCAGGTGCATACCTGTCGGACTTCGGTCTGATCTCGATTGTGCCGGATCGCTTCATGCGTACCCGCGATGCTCTGGTCCTTGACCCCGAGTACGCAGCCCTCGCATATCTGCGTCCGTTCCAGACAAACGATCTCGCAAGAACTGGTGACTCTGACAAGACCCAGATCCTTGCAGAACTGACTCTGGAAATGCGTAATGAGAAGGCTCACGGCGGTATCTTCGATATCAAAGCAGCCTAAACTGTTGTAGAATCGGGGGTGGGTAATTCCCACCTCCGTTTTTGGAGAAAAAGTGAGAAAACTCGGAACTGAGTTGGTCAACGGAGAACTCCGAACCACTTACGCAGACGACGATGGAAACCTCGTAATGAAGGCAGAGTCAGATCTGACTCACATCATCGAGGCAAATAAAACCTCATACAATCAAATAGACGAACGAGCACGGTGGGGCGACGGCCAGATGGTCGCAGACATACCGTTCCCAGTCATAGAAGATCTCAACCGCCAAGGAATCCTGAGAGGGTTTGCGGTGATGGATCAAAAACGTATGAAGGCTTGGCTAAACAACCCGGATAATCGGTTCTTTCGCACCCGACCCGGCAGAGTTTGAGGAGAAAAGATGGGCAAGAAAAAGAATCACAGAGTTGCTATTTGTATTCCGTCTCGTGGAGAAATGGAGATTGGAACCGCGTTTGACCTATCCCTGATGTGCTCCTATGACTCAAGAAACCGAGCTGGATCGCAGGCTCTTTACACGGTTGCAGGGACGCTTATTTTTGACCAGCGCGAGAAGTTAGCAGCATCAGCAATACGCGAAAACGCAGATTATATTCTTTGGATAGATGCAGATATGCGGTTTCCAAAGAATACGATTGAGCACCTAATCGCAAGGGACAAAGACATCGTTGGTGCTAACGCCACGACCCGAGTCCCGCCGATCCACGGTACTGCAAAGAACGCTTGGATCAACAGGAAAGATCAGATCATCAACTGGCAACAGGTGAGCTCTAAAGACAAGACAGGACTAGAGCGTGTAACCGCGATTGGTTGCGGTGTGATGATGGTAAAGGCAGAGGTATTTAAGAAAACGCCTCGCCCGTGGTTTTGGTTTCAACAACTGCCCGGAGAAAAACTCCTAGGCGAAGATGTGCATTTTTGTGTCCGAGCGCATGACGCAGGATTTGAGACATGGGTAGACCACGACTTATCTAACTTGGTCGGCCATGTCGGTTCCCACACATTTGGATGGCACGATATAGCCAGTAAGGAAGACGATGGCTCTGACGAGTTACACTACACTAAAGACGGCAGTTGCGAACTATCTTGGGCGCAGCGACCTGACGACACAGATACCTGACTTCATTACGCTTGCAGAGCTCCGTCTGTCACGGGAGATCCGCACACGGAAACTGCTAAAGTCAGTCACCACAAGCACCGCAGTAGGGGACTCTACCGTAGAGATCCCCTCTGATTTTTTAGAGATGCGGGATCTGTACCTGTCAGGCAACCCGCGCATTTCCCTAACTTATAACTCCCCATCAGCGTTTACCCGTAACGCAGACGCAGAGACCTCTGGCAAACCATCCTTTTACACGATGCTCGGGCAAGAGTTTGAGTTTGCTCCCGTACCGGATAAGGTCTACACGGTGGAGTTGCTGTATTACTTCAAGCCCACCCCGCTATCCGATAGCGTGGCAAGCAACGAGTTCTTGGCTAACTATCCCGACGCCTTGCTATACGCAACCTTGTCGGAGGCAGAGCCGTACCTGATGAACGACGCCCGCATCCAAGTCTGGGCTTCTCTGTATGACCGCGCTATAAACAATATCAATACCTCTGACCAGAACTCAGAGTTTGCAGGTGTCCCATTAACTATGTCCGTCACTTCGAGGTAACTATGTCCGAAATGTCAAATTATTTGGAGAACGGTCTGCTTAACGCAGTTCTCCGCAGCACTTCCTACACATCACCAGCCACCGTCTATGTCGGTCTCTACACCACCGATCCGGGCGAGGGCAATACAGGAACGGAGTGCTCTGGCAGTTCCTATGCCCGCAAGTCTGCCTCGTTTAACGCACCGAACAACGGCGTGTGTACGAACTCTGCGGCTGTGGAGTTTGACCAAGCGACTGGCTCGTGGGGAACGATTTCCCACGTTGGCCTGCTAGACGCGATTACCTCTGGAAACCTGTTGTTTTATACAGACCTCACGACTTCCAAAACCATTGAGTCCGGCGACATCTTCAAGATCGCTGCTGGCTCTCTGAGCGTCACGCTTGCCTAATGCTTACACTAGAGGAACTCGATCAACTCGGCACATTGGAGTCGATGCCGCAGTATCCTCTAGACGCCACATGGTTTGTGGATAAGGTCTGCGGTCCTTGGACCTTGGACGACATGGACTACTTTGGAAACCTAGACACCATCCAGTTTTCTATGGATAGCGAGATCTGGGGGACCGCCTGCATTTACTTTGACAGCCCGGCAAACATTACCGCCTCGGCTACGGTCACCGCTTCTGGCTTTAGGCAACGCTCCGCAGAAGCTCTGATTGTGGCTAGCGGGACAATGGCAGGGTCAGGCTTTGCCATCCGTAACGGAGAGGCGTTGATCGCCGCAACGGGGTCTATGGCCGCATCTGCTGTCAAGACCACCTTTGGGCAGGCATCAATTTCTGCGGTTGGCTCGATGTCAGCAACAGGAAACTATACGGTTGGCGGGCAGGCAATCATCACCGCATCAGGAGCGATGTCAGCCACAGCAGAGGTAATTGCAGGGGCAGACATACAAATCCTGTGTACCGGAGCAATGTCGGCCACAATCCAGCGGGTACGCACCGCGCAGGG